CGAGATATGCCTCGGACCCTGTCCGTCTTTTCATCAAACGAGAAGCTCATAAGGCTTCAAAGGTTGCTGAGAAGCGATGGCGTATTATATGGGGGATATCCTTGATTGACCAAGTTGTTGATCGTCTCCTTTATAGTCCCGTGCTTGAGAAAGAGATTCTCAATTGTGCGAGTATACCGTCTAAACCGGGTTTCTCGTTCAAACATGGGGGGACGGATGAGTTCGTTAAATCGTATTCAAATAACAGCCAGAAATGGGTGTCTTTTGATGCGAAATCTTTCGATATCACCGCGCCCGAGTGGGCTTTGCGCGCAGTTCGTAGTCTCAACGAACGTCTCTGTATTACGACAGAGCCCACTCTCCTTCTTTCCTGGAAGCGGTTATCCGAGGCCAGGGAAGAGGCAGCCCTCTACGGCTCATTCTGTTTCTCCAACGGAGTAGTGTGCCGCAAGGTTAAGCCGTGTATTCAGCCTTCGGGCCGTCTCACGACAATATCTTCCAATTGTAAGATTGTTGTATTAGTCAGATATATCTCAGATATCCAGAATGGTTTAATTTCTGACCCTAAAGCGATCGTAGCAATGGGAGATGATACCGTACAGGACAAACTATTAAATCCTGACTCATTTGTAAAGTGGGTCAAGGAAGTTTGTGGTATCACATTTACTGTGGAATCGAAACAAGGTTCATTTGAAGAGCAGAACTTTTGCTCGATGGAGATGAAGAAGACACCTGGAGGGGTCTTCGTTCCGATCCCCTTAAACTGGAAGAAAAACTCGTATGAGTTGTGTAATCCAGAGGCTAAGCTCGCTTCCAACAGCGATAAGTTAGTCGAAAATCGAGCTTCATGCTTGCAGTCACTTTGCTGTGAGTATGCATTTTCAGAGCATTTTGATGAGCTCCACTCATTGCTCGCCCGGTATACTAGTTTACATGGTTGCCAAGATAAATTTCGCTCACGCGCATTTTTTCAAGGCATTATTACCGGTTGGGAGAAGGCTGGAATGGATGTATTAACGTATGTACCCATTTCATGCAATAACCTCCATCCATCATTCTTGGAAGAGTTTGATGGATGTGAGGATTTGACTTGTTAGAGCTTTCCCTTTCTACGCCACTTGTGTTAGCAAGAATTTTTAATTAGTACCTCTCTTTTTAAATTCTACAATGGCGAAGAAATCGAAAGCTGTCAAGCAGGCGGTAAAACGCATGCTTCAACCTGCTAAAAACAGGCAACTAGCAAAATCAAAAACCAAAAATAAAAATAAACAGCAAAAGATTGCTTCTAATCTTGTCACATCGCGTGGTAGGATTCGAAGCAAGACAATGCAAAATGGGGTCAGTATGGTGTCTGATGGTGTGAACGTAGGTTCTATCTGGAAGAATACCACTGCCGAGAAAGTTACTTTTCCTATGGCTAGGGAAAAGATTTTAGATCTCACATCGACTGGAACATCGTTCCAGACTTTGGCCCAATTTTATCTTAACCCAGGAAACACGCAGTTGTTTCCGATATTCTCACAAATCGCCAAGAATTATGATGAGTATCAGGTTAATCACTTGAAATTCTACTATCG